TATAGCTTGCCCTCCTCGTATGCGTGAGGTAGCATCACCAAAGATGCCTTGTCAAATGCGTTACTCATATTATGCTATTTGTATTGCAGTAAGTTCATTGTAAGAGTCTAACAAACAACTCTTCGCCTCTATAGTAGCCGTATTAGGGATATCACTAAGCAAGAATGCTAATAACCCCGTCTCTGAATTGATGTTCTGTAGTGCTGTAATCTTAGCAGATACACATTCGTAAGACTCTATAGCTCCACCATCATCAAGCACTCGTGTACCAAAGTTCTTATAACCTACCTCAGTAGTAGAGCCTTGGTAACCACCGCTTCTGAAAAGATAAATCTTTCTTCCAGTGTCAGTAGTTACAGCATCAGATAAATATCCCGTACCTCTGTAACTATAAGCCATTAGTTAAATATTGTTTGATCAGTAAATGGAGTTTTGCTGTCCAATACTAAAGAAGCAATCCCGCTTTCGGTGTTTAGTGTGATGTTGACGTAAGACTTGTCCGATACTCCCGTACCTGCATTAGCCTCATAGTTCATCGTTAAACCGTCCATCCATCCTGAGATAGTCACAGTATCATTGTTGTGCAGTAAAACCGCTACAATGTCTTCTCTGCGGCTCATATAGTCAATCTTATTAACCTTATTGTCTACAGCTGGTGATTGGACAGTGATATTTGTAGAAACGACTCCTAAGCCGTTTGTAGTATTTTTGTTTTCTGTAAATGTAGTTGTACCGTCTTTTACATTGTGCTCAAACGTAACAGTGTTTTGTGTAGCAACAGAGGATACAATAGTTTCATCTAACGGGTCAAAGGTAATAGTGATATCGCTCTGAAGCATTAGAATAGCTTTCTTGATACCACCAGTAACTTTTTTGTTACAATTGATATCAATATCGCTTAGTAATATAGAACAGTTGAAAGCCATAATTTAAGTATAAAAAAAGGGGCGAGGTTTTCGCCTCACCCCCTTGTGTTAATTTACAAGATTTGCTATTAAGCTACTTCTAACCACTCAGCATCAACGATGTCGTAAGCAAGACTAGACTGCTCTCCAGTTAAAGTCAATTGGTAACGGTTCTTTTCAGAACGGCTAGTACCAGAAGCACCATCAACAGTAGATACGAACAAACCGTAGTCAAAACCAACCAAGTGGTGAGTACCAGCAGCAGTCTCAATGAAAGCTACGATCTCAGCATTTGGGTTAGCTAGGTCTTCCAATACGTCACGGTGTGCACCAGACATCTTTGGAATCTCTACAGTGATAGTAGGTACAGCAGAAACAGATCCGTCAGCAATAGTTTTTACATCAGTAAAAGCAGAGAAGCCGTCCTTGATATTAAACTGTAACTCAAATACAGTTCCGTCAAGCAAAAGAGTAGCCGCAGTTGGGTTGATAGTAACTACATCATTAGTAACAGAAACGGTAGTACCGAGAGCTGTTTTATCGCCAATGTAGATTTTTGTTAAACCTCCTAAAGCGAGGTCATCACAGGAGTAAGTTACTCCAGCAAGTACAGTATTACAAGCCATTATTTATAAGGTGTTAAATGGAGAGGCACAAGGCCCCTCCGTTATTAATTAATTACTAGGCTGCGTCGTAAGCAAGAACCATTTCCTCACCCTTGTAGTAATCGAAACCTAACTTGAAACGACCAAACAAGTATTCTGCTTGCTCTTTAGCTTCGTATTCGTTACCAATTGCAGCAGTGTCATTGTAGTTATCTGTCAACAATACCAAGTTGCTTGGTGCAGATACAAAGAAGTGGTTAGCACTCAAAGATGGCATATGGATTACTTCCATACCGTAGTATGTTGGAATCTCACCTTTGATGATACCTTCAGGGGTAGTTGTGTGCTTTCCAGCGATAGCGATTTGGTAAGCTTGGTAAGCAACGCTTCCTAAGAAGTAAGAAGGCTTGAACTCACGATCAGCATCACCGTATACAGCAGAAACCATTACCTCAGACATTTTCTCGTATGCATCTTCCATATGAGTTAAGATGTTTGCAGAAGAAATAGCAGTAGCACCGATATCAAGAACTTGAGCAGATGGTACAGCATCGGCACCAGTTTTCATCTCAGCCAAAAGCTCTGTGTTCGCTTGAACTAAAGCTTTTTGAGCAGCCAATTTTGCGAAACGGTCAAAGATCCAAGAACGGAACTCAGCATCTAAAGTTTCTGGGTTTAACTGACCTTTCTTAAGCATCAAACCACGGTAAGAAGCCTCTAGTGCGTCCTTACAGTTTTTGAAACCCCAGTGGAAAGTCTGAACAGTCATCTCTTTCTCAGTTACTGCTGCATCGAAAGTCTCATCGAATGAACAGTTAGCACCAGCTACAAAGCCGTCACCGTCACCTGCTTGAGCAGATACAGAAAAGATTGGTACGTTCAATTTACTTTTTACTCCATCAACGATAGAGAAACGGTTCAATACAGCTGCTGATTTTACCATTGTGTCGATGAACAAGTCTGGACGGCGATCTCCCCAATCACCAGTTACACCTGTAACACCGAAATTCATATTATTTGCCATTTTATATTAGTTTTAAAAAAATGATTCGTTTTACTTAATTTACAATAATTACTTGCGATTGAAGAAGTTATTAATAATATCCATCTTTTCAGGTGTAATACTATCAAAAACTATAGTCTTATCTTCTACAGATTCTGTTGCTTCTTCAGCTTTTTGCTCCGCAGCAAATTGCTCTTCAACCTCAGCTTCTGTAGCTTCATACTTTTCTTCTTCTTTCATATCTTCTTCATCAGAGGCCATTTCCTCTTCTTCTTTAGAAGTCATTTCCTCTTCCTTATCGTCTGAGGCCATTTCTTCTTTTTCTTCATCTTCGTGCTCAGTCATCTCTTTTTCTTCAGATGATCCCATAGACTTGATGTGCTCTTGAATCATTTCGATAGCAGACTTTAAGTCATCTACGCTAGCGAACTTTTCTTCAACAGATGTCACAGCTTCCAAGAGCGAGTTGTTCTCGTTCTCTAAAGCTTCAATTCGTGCTTCGTACTTGCTAGCCATAGCCTCAAATTGAGCCTCTAACTTACCAAGTTCTTTAGCAAAAGAAAATTCATTCATTTGTTGTTTATTATTTGTTGGTTTAATATCCGCTTTAATCTCAATAGAGAAACCATTTATCTCTCCATTTTCAATTGCAGTAAATAATTCGTCAGACTCAATTTTAGCCTTTACGAATACGGTTCCGTTTGGTAGATTGTAACCATAGTCTACAGACTTATCGTTATCACTTTCCTTAGTCCAAACTTCAAGCATAACCACATCATCTGTATCTTGTGAGTGGTTAATACCAAATGCGTTAAATAACCCTTCCTTAGAATACTTGTACATAATTTGCTGAATAGTCTCTTCAGTAAATCGTACATAGTAATATCCCATTTCGGGTGAGAATCGTAGGATTTCCTTGTTAGGAATCATAATCGGGCCTACAACCTCTTTCTTCTTTTCATCAGCAAACATCTGTACCTTCTCAACTTCGTTGAAGTGGATGAAGTCTTCCTCAATAGCGGGCTTGTCTACAAGAGAAATCTTGTACATCCCTTGAGCGATGTCTTCTAATGATATATCAAATAATGGTAGCTTATCCATTTTATTTTATTTTAAATCTGTCAAAAAAACCGTTATAGTTATTTTTTATCTTTGATTTTACGATCACCCCACGGGACGTCAGCCACATCAACACTTGCCTTAACTGTTCCGTTTCGTATGCTTTCAGCTTTTGCAATTGCCCAGTTAACACCGCTTGTTCCTCCCCAACCAAGCCAAGCAACATAGCCTCTATCTTTCCAAGGCGTGTCCTTATATTTAGGGTCAATCGCAGCATTCTTTCTATGACGATTAAACGCAGCCATTCTAGCAATAGTCTCATATGATAGTTTTCTTCTTGATGCTAATTGGTTTGCACGAGTCCAGCCCACAGAAGTCATTCCTTTAACTTCTTTGCCGTGTTTCTTCTTCCACTCAAGAACTTTTTTAGCGTTGTTAGTAGCAGATTGTGGGTAGTCGTTGTATGTAGCCATTGTATTAATTTACAATTATTGTAGTAATCCTTTAATAGTCAAGTAAGCGTAGTCTTCAAAGACTTCACCCTCTGCACTCTTTACAAGAATATCAGACTGATTGATTCTAGTTGATCCTAAAGTCTTGAAGAAAAAGTCTAGAGATGCAAGCTCTGAAGTTTGTAGCACCATATTAAATTCTATAGTAGGACGATTAGAATACTTTATCTTTTCGTTATCTGTATAGAAGGTGTAGTAGTCGGTTGTGTTACCGTCTTCGTCCTCAGCTAGTAGATTCCACCCTTGAGTATTGTAGTGAAACAATCTACCGTTAAAAGGCATTATTGCAAAGTTCTTATATATCCTTTGAGTTATCGTGAGTATATTAGGTCTAGCCTCACTATTAACTACAAAAGGTTTTTTGATTATTGTGTTGAAGAGGGGTTTATCTACATAAGCAAATCTCAGCCCAATATCCTGATGTTTTGTAAACAAGTTAGGCGTAAAAGAAACTTCGTTAGAAGAGACAATACCGTTTATAAGGTTATCATTCTCTGGTTGGAATAATGCTTCTCCACACACTGATTTATAGTACACTGAAGATTTAAAATCTATAACTAAATCAGATACACCATCTGCGTTTATCTCTTGAGTAGTGCTACCTATAGTGATATCCTTATCGTACTCATCATCAAAATAAAGTCCGTAGTCCTTATTATTTATTGTCAAATCCTTGACTTTGTCACCTCCAAGGTATACCTTTACAGACTTAAGGTCGTCTACTAAGTCATTTATACTTTGGCTACCGCTTCTCATCAAATGAAGCGGGTCTATCCTTAGTACGTTTTGACTACCTACTTTCTCGTAATAGATTCCACAATTAAATCTTTTACATATACCTAATAATACATCGTATGGAGTAAGGGTAGCTGTGTTTTGTAGAGACTCATAAATATTATAAACGTCATCTACAAAGTAAGGATTGAAGTTTGCATTGGCTAAAAACTTAATATTTAACTGTGCGTAGTCCTCAGTTCTAGTAATAGCCTTTCTAATATCCTCAGTAGTGTAAGTGTTTGTTACAGTAGATGTAGCTTCTTCTCTTCTATTGCCACCTGTTCCTTCGGTAGTATACCCATCACCTATACTTGCTACAAGTTCTCCTTGTAAAGGCTCAATGAAATAGTTAATACCGTATCTACTCTCACCAGAGATTTCTATATCAGTATCGCTAGGTAGGAATAGCTCATCTTCAAGTACCCATCTGAGTTCGTCTTGTACATCTTGATTGTTAGAGTCAAACACTACAGGTCTTCTGTAGCTGTTGTCTTGAAAGAAATGATAATCAGTACTTCCACTGACCCATACCTTTTGAGAGCTTCCTCTTTGAGGTATTGCATCTGATATAGAAAGCTCAACAGCTGTTTGAGTTGAGTCCTCTAACCTTAGCTTCTTAACCATCTCTCCATTCTCCCATACGCCAATAAACACACCAAAGGTCATTGTACTTCCTGCGCTTAACACGTCTATCTGATAAGTTAAACCGTCTTCACCAATAACAGGGATTTCAAAATCCATATTAACTACAACAGCCGAAGCGTTGCCAGAGTTAAAAGCCATCCCCGCATTGAAAGACATAAAAGGAGCGAAGTATCCTCTTTCATAGCCAAAGGCTAAATCGTTTGGATATGCAGCGTTTGTTGCATCTAGACCGTAATCTGTCTTAGTTGTTACGGGTATAATTAAACCTGTCTCAGGGTCTGTAGTAGACGCACCGTAATTACCAAAGGTTTCTGAATTCCAAAAGTAATTAGATATAAAATCTTTATCTGCTTGGTCAAGAGTTTTATTTCCCGTTAAGCTTTCATTCGTTCCCGTCCAAAATGGTGCTTGACGAAGGAAAAACTCTCTAGTGTTTGTATTTACATCAGCTTCAAGCTTACAAGGAATAAGCATCTGTAGCTTCTCAGCTTCAAAGTCTGGTATAGCCTCAGCGTAGTTTAACGCAAATAACTTACTGTCTACACGAGTGCTAAATCCTTGAGCCGTTAGCCAGTACCCCAGTGTAGTTAAAAAGTTTTTTACAGAAAATACAGGTACAATACCCGCTCTATCCATACCCGTACCGTACTCGGTAAACTGTCTTTCTCCATACCCAAACTTCCCATCTACATCGTTACAGAAGTCTATGTATGGAAATATAATTGGTTTATCTACAGGGTTTTGACCTATAACACCAGCTTCACCAGGATTTAATACTGAGCTAGCAGGAATAAAAAACCTTACGAAGTCATTGTCTTGACGATAGTAAGTTCCGTATGAACTTGTATCGGCATTATAAACATCTGCTATAGTAGTGTCTTTTAAATCACTAATGTACT